GCCTCGGCATCAACGCGGGCCTGCACCTTGGCGTCAGCCAGCGAAACAGGCTCGACAACCGGGTTCGTGATCCGGATGAGGCTGCGGTAGGGCGTGATCGTCGGCGTGGGCCTCTGCGGCGTGCCGAAGACGATGTAGTCCATTACTTCCTCTTGCCGCCCTGCGGCTTCTCAGGCCCCGCCAGGGCCGTCCTGACGGGTTCGTCCTTGACTTCCTCGATCATGCCCCGCGCGATCAGGAGTTCGCACATGCCACTGGGCCAGTCGGGGAATACCTGACCTGCCGTGTAGCCGTCGAAACCGACAAGAATGCGAATTTTCATACCTGACCCCACGACTTCTCGGGCGCCTTCTGCCCGTTCTTCCAGTAGTCCGTCGTGTGCTGGAGAACCTTGCAGTCCGCCACCTCGCGCGACGGCCAAGTGATCATCAGTTCGGCGTGCCCGACGCTGACGTGAGTCGCGAGGCCCAGTTTGTTGCCGGCCTTGTTGAACTCGCGCCAGAAGTGGATGTCGGAGTCACAGTGCCCGCCCGTGAACGTGCCCTCGGCGTTCGCCGTCTCGACGAACCACGGCTTGGCGACCTTCTTCAGGGCCGATGCCCTGATGAACGTCAGGCCAAAGTGAGCCGTCTCGACCCACTGAACCGGCTTGCTGAACCATTCAGACCCAACAAGCGTCTTTTCCTCGGGCGTTGACCCGTGAAGAGCGAACATCACCGCGTTGGCCTCCCGCTTGACCTGAAGCGGGGCGATTGCGTCGGCGCCGCTCCAGAGAGCCAGGGTCAGGAGGGCCTCGACGGTCTTCGCGGAGAAGATCGTGTCGTAGTCGATGGTCAGCACCCAATCGGCATCGCCGATGACTGACTCGATCGCCATCTGGAGGCTCTGCCCCCAGTAGGCGCCGGTGACCTTGACCGGCGAGATTCCGTGAGGCGTCAGGGCCGACGACACGGAGAAGAAATTGTCCGTGAATGCCAGCCGCGGCATGGACATGACCGCGGCGACCTTCACTTCGGCTTCGGTATTTCCGACACGAACCAGCATTTTGACGCTCCAGTAGAGGAGCGGGCGCGCGTCCCTGCGCCTTGCCGGCCGTCATTGGCCGTCCCGCACAGAATCAGCCGACAACCCAACCCAGAACGCCGGCCTCGGCAGCAGTCGTCGGCGAGTTCTCGCCGCGGGAGAGCCGGGCAACGGCAGTGACGTTGATCGAAGCGGACGGGGTGACCGTCAACTTCAGGTAACGCCGGAGACCCTTCGCATCGACGTCGAGCTTGTACGCCACCGCGGCGCTGGTCGTCGCCGTGGCGATCGTGAAGTCCGTTCCGCCGGTCATGCCGGGGACGGCGACGTAGGTGGAGTCGTCGTTCGACTGCTCGACCTTCAGCACCGACGCGAACGTGGTGGCTGCATTGGCGGCCCGAATGGCGGCGAAACTGACCTGATCCCACCCCAGCGCGTCAACCGTGAGGGTCACGGCCGAGGTGCCGACGGCGGCGGGCAGTGCGTACACCACCTTTTCCATCTGCGTGTGAATCATAGCTCTGGATGCTCCTTCTTAGAGTGCGATTGCTAGTGGGGTAGGGTCAGGCTCAAGACGCGGCGGTCTTGAGAGCGGTCACGGGGCCGGCGATGTCGGTCCCGGCCGGGTCTTTCGTGCCGAGCGTGTGATGGACGACGTCGAACCGCATCGTTCCCTGGAGGAGAAGCTGATCGGTCGTGGCGTAGACCTGATCGTACAGCCGTACCGAGAAGTCCCGACGACGGGCGTAGATCGAGGACAGGCCGAGGTTGCCGAACAGCACCTTCACCTTGCTGATGTCGGAGCCGAGGGTGCTGTTCATCACATGCACCTGATTGACGGGGTAGCCGAGGAAGGTCTCGGTCACGCCACCGCCGAGGTCGGCCACGGCGTTACCACCAGCGGCGTACCGCAGGCGGGCCATCGAGGCAGCGTAGCCAGCCGGGGAGATGTACCACTGGGCGCCCTGGCGGGCGTACAGCGGGAGCTTCCCGATGCACTTGAGGAAGTCGCCGATCGTGAGGGTCTCAAACGACACGCCGCCGGTCGCGGCAGTCTGGACCGACGCGGAGAAACTGCCGGAGTCGATCTTCGGGACGATCCCGTAGATGCCGCCGTAGGTCGAGGTGCCGTCGCCGATCCAGCCGCACTGGTCGATCTGGAATGCGAGGCTGGTAGCGAACTCTTGGGCACAGGCGTCGGCGAGGTTGATCAGCGAGTCCTCGGCGACTTCCGAAGACATGCGGGTCGAAACCGCGAGCTTCTTCGCGACCAGTTGCACGTTGTTGTACGACGGCTGGCTCTCGGTCACGGTCACGCCTTCTCCGATGAAGTACGCGGTCGTGCCGGTCACCCGCTTCGGGATGATCATCGTGTCGCGGCTCATCGTCACCTTCTCGACGCCCGAGGCGGCGAAGGTGCCGTAGTTCTCGACGAGCCGGATCACGCGAGCAGCGAACTCCTCGGGGACGAGGGCGCCACCGGCAGAGTTCGTGTTCTCGCCCAAGGCACGGGCCTGAACGCCGTGATCCTTGCACCACTGGACGTCTTCGGCGTTCTTGAAGAAGTGAGCCCGGAGCCACCGGCCGCAGCGGTACGCGGTCTCGACGTCCTCGGGGCGCTCGTTGAACGCCCGGAGTTGCGTGTGGTGGGGGACATGGACGCCGCGAATCTCAAGGTCCGCGAGAGTCCTCTTGGCCCGCAGTTCGCGGGTCTCCGGCTCCTGCGGGGCCGGGGCAGCCGCGGCGGGGGCGGTCACGCCAGCGGGCGCGGCCTGCTCGATCGTGGCCCGAAGCTCGGCCTCCTCGGAGGCGATGTTCGCCTCAAAGGCGAGGCCCTGACGGACCTCGACGGACTGGGCGGTCAGCGTCTTGAGTTCGGCGTCCTGCTCGACGGAGCGCTCGGTGACGTCGGCCAGCTCCCGCATCCGCTTGGCGATGGCGGCAGCGCGATTCTGAAGTGCCTTGAGTTGCTTCGACATGGTCGGCCCTGCTCCTAGTTGAGCCGGCCGACGCGAATATACGGCGGCCGGCGGGTGATTTGCCCGCTAGCGCGCCGTGACACTCAGGTCACTCGCACTGCTCTCCGCAACGTCCGTCGCGGAGCATCAATGTCTGATACTTTCATCCTACAGTGTCACATCGCCGCCGTGCAAGTGAGTCCCGAGAACAATCGCTTCAAGCGATGCGATGGCGGCGATTACTTCCGCCTCATCGCGGCGCTTCTGTGCGGCGGCGGGATCGACATCCGGCTCTGCGGGAGCAGGATCGCTCTTGTTTTCAGGCTCATTGCGTTGTTCGGTAGCCTTCGGCGCTGCGTTCATGTTGTCCATCGCGCCCATGGCCGTAGTACCTTCCGCTTCGGCGACGACTTTCTTCGACCGGCACATGATCGTGCCAGTCGATTCGTCGAGGTAGTGCAGGTCGGATTCGTCCCACGGACCCATCTTGGTTCCGATGTCACGGTACGCGGCGCACAGCGCCATATCTCGTTCTGTCATGTCAGTGTTCTCGTAGCTGGAGAGAGTGGAATCGTCATCGTCCGGATATTCGTCAGGGAGATTTGCGGCACGCTCGCCCCCGGCGTTCATCTGCTCAACGAGCGAATTTGCCCAAGAACGGCCCGGATCGCCGCCCCACAACGCCCAGGCGATCCGCCCGGCCGACGGGAAGCCCTCTTCGCCCTGCGACCAGCCTTGCCCCTTCTTGTCGACCTCGTGTCGCGCGAAGTACGACACCATCCGGCGAGCGGTGTCGGGGCCGATCTTCGTCCCATTGCTCAGATCGCGGGCTCGCGCGACGCCGACCGCCGTGCCGCCGCGGTTGAACTCTTTCCGCCATTCCAGCCCCCTCGCTGCCTCCTTCCGGACGCCTTCGGGAGGCGAGAAGTCGATGTCCGCGATGGCCTTGCGCACATCCGGCTCGTCGCCCGCCACAAGTTCGGCCATCCGCCGCTGAATCCACTTTTCGCCGCTGTCGCCGCCTGCTAGTTGCCACTCGATCCAGGGCAGCGAACCGCTCCAGCCGGCGTTCTTGGCCGCGGCGCACCGCACCATCACCTCGGAGAGCCGCTGGACGTCCTCGGCGACGATGATCTGCCGCTCGGCGATGCGCTCGGCGAGCGAGATGAGCGACGTGTCGACATTCTTGTCGGTGCCGCCGATCTTCAGGCCCCGTTTGGACGAGTTCGCCATGGTCTGGTTGGGCCGATACGCCTCGCCGAGGGCCATTTCCAGCGCCCGACGACTCACGACGACACTGGAGGCGTCATACGCCGGCCGGGTCACGACGGAAACGTCGTCGAGCAGGGCGATGTCGGTCACAGTCCGCTTCCTCAAGCCCCGCGGCCCGGCTTCCCACTTCTCGCCGCCGTTGGCAGCGTTGCGATCTACCGCGAAGGCGAAGCTCGACGCCTTCACGGTGCGATTCTTGACCCAAGTGGAGACGTCGCGGGCCACGGAAGTGTCGTCAGGGAACGCCTCGTAGCGCAGGCCGTAGCTGTCGACGCTCAACTTGAGCGTGTCGTTGGTCGTGTTGCCCAGGATCAGGTTTCGGTCGTGGTTGAACAGGGCATAGACGTCCGGCTTCTGGGCCAGAACCTTGTCGAACGCCCGCGGCTCGATGACTTCGACGAAACCACCAAGGTTTCGCGACTCGCTGTTGAACACGGCCGCGTATCCCCGAAGGACCGGAATGGTCTTTCCGGTCGAGGAGTCCTCGCGGTACTCCAGATTGGGCACTTCGGCAATCGTCCGGCGTTCAATGTCCATGGTCACACCTTGTCCGCAAGGAAGTTGTCGAGGCCGATTGCCTCGATGAGCTTCTTGGTCGCTTCGATCTCTGACACAGACGCCTCGCTGCCAGCCAGCAGGTCGGCGAAAATCTTGGCGGTGATCTCGTCTCCGGCGTCTCGGGCGACGCGGATGATCGCGCGCTCGGCGTACATGGCGCCCGACTCAAGGACGTAGTTCGCGTCGAGGATGCCTTCGTAGTCATGCCGGGGCCATTCGGGCGCCGAATGCTCGTATCCTGGCGAGATGTCGTAGAACTCCAGCCGCTCGGTGACGATCTTGAGGTGATATTGCTCGCCCACGCCCTCCTCGGCAGCCTCCTCGGCGAGTTTCTTGTATCCCCATCGCCGGAAATGCTCCGCTTGGGCCTGATACTGCTCGATCGCCGTCATGTGGAGGCTCCGCGCCAGTTGCAGCGAGGCCTCAACAGTCCCAACGGACGCGATTGGCATGGATGTGGGTGCGTTCGGCATGATCACAGGTGCTTGTCGCACCACTCCGGCTGGACGGTCTCGTATTTCTGGCCGCTGCGCTGGCAATCAAGCAGGATTTCCTTCGACTTCGCGACCCAGCCGTCGGCGAAGGCCGAAATGTCTCGGGCGGTAGCCTCCGCGGCCTCGCGAAGCTCCGATTTCATGCGTTCACCCGACTGCTCGATCCAAGTGACCATCTTCTCGGGCTTGTTCCGACGCTCAAGGATGCCGTCGATCTCGATTCCGGCGAGCCGGCGGACGTTCGTCATGAAAAACACCTCCATCGCAGGCTCAGACCGAGCCGCAGGGGCGTCATTCTTGGCCGCTTCGTTGGCCGCTTGCTCTTCGGGCTTTGAAGGCTGCTTTTTGGCCGACTTCTTGCTCTTTTTCGGCGCCGGAGGAGCGTTGTTGGCCGCCATTTTGGCCGCTTGCTCTTCGGGAGCGGGCTGATTGGCCGCGACCATTGCCGATAGCTTCTGCCCGGTCGGGTTGTCGGCCGTGAACGCCTCCAGCAGGGCCATGTTGACCTGCACAAACCGCTTCTTGCCCTCGCCATTGGGCAGCGGATTGAGCCCGATCTTCTCCCGAAGCTCGTCCACGTCGAGCGCGCCCATGTTGAAGAACTCGCGGGCGTGCTTTGCCTCGGCCTCGTAGTCGCCGGCGCGAATCGCATTCAGGTCGAAGCCGACGAAATACTTCTTGTCGTCGACGACGAGGTCTCGCCGGCAGGCCATCTCAATCCGGCGGCACCACGGGATGAGCGAGAACGTGACGAAGTCGATTGCCGCCTGCTCGGCGGTGTTGTATCGCACGTTTGACAGGTCGCCGAGAAGGTGGCCCGGCACGCGGTAGACACGCCCGACCTCTTCGACAGCGAACCGACGGGTCTCCAGAAGGCCGTTCGCCCCGTTGTTCACCTCTTCCGGCCGCTTCTTGAAGCCGTAGGGAATGACAACGGTCGAGTAGGCGTTCTTCGGGCCTTGCAGCAACTCGTTGTACTGATCCTTGAACCGCCGCAGCACCTCGGGCTTGTGCGGCTGATCGACCTCAAACACCGTGCCGCCGCGGGCGCCGTTGCCAAAGAACGCCGAGGAGTGAATCTCGGCGGCCCTGGCGAGGCCGATCGCCTCTCGCGAAAGCGCGACCGGAACGTATCCAGTGACCCCATCAGATGACAACCAGCGAATGTGAAAAATTTGGCTCTGGCTGTACGGAATCGGCTCGGGATTTGGGTTGATCAGCGTCGGCGGAACGGTGTACCGATACTGCAACTTGCCATTGGTGAGCCTGACGACCTCCATGCGGCTGGCATGGAGCGGCTCCAGCTTGTCAACGGCGCCCTCCGGCCCCGACTTGATCAGGCTGTAGGCGTTGCCCCAAAGGAGCAACTGGCTCATCATCCACTCTTTCCATTCAAACGCCGTCATCCAGTCGTTTGGCTGGTACTGAAGGAGTTCGTGGAGGTGCTGATCGTCGGCAATCTCCTTGCCGCCGCCCGGCAGCCGGCGATACACCGAGAGGGGCAGGCTCGCGATCGACTCAGAGAGGACGCGAACGCACGCCAAGACGGCCGAGCATTCAAGGCTTGTCTCGGGGGAGACCGTGATACCTGCCGTAGTCCGCCGCGTATCCCGAATCTCCTCAAAGATTCGGGCCATATTGCTCCGCTGCTCGATGATTTCCAAGACTGCGGCGTCTTCTCGATCCATTTTCACCACACCATGAGCATCGGTTCGTCAGGTTCGTTCCTGGCTTCGCCCGAAGCGATGCCCAAGGCCATGATCAGGGCGAC